CTGAACTGGCGGGACAACCCGATGTTCCCCGCCAAGCTGCACCGGGACCGACTGCGTGACAAGGAGCAGCGCCCCGACACCTACGACCATGTGTGGGAAGGCGGGTACGTCTCGGCGATCACCGGGGCGTACTTCGCGAGCCAACTGACCGAAGCGCGAGCGTCCGGTCGCATCGGGGTAGTTCCTGCTGATCCGAATCTGCCTGTGCAGGCGTTCGCAGACCTGGGTGGCACAGGTGCGCGCGCGGACAACTTTGTGCTCTGGTTTTCCCAGTTCGTTGGGCCGCAGGTTCGCGTTCTCGATCATTACGAGCGACAGGGGCAGCCGATATCGGCGCACCTTCTGTGGATGCGCGAGAACGGCTACACGCCAGGCAGGCTGGCAACGATTTGGCTGCCACATGATGGCGACACGTACGACCGGGTCATCGATGTGTCGTTTCGGACGGCCTTCGAGCAGGCCGGGTACTTCGTGGAAGTCGTCCCGAACCAGGGCCGCGGGGCTGCCATGTCGCGCATCAAAGCGGCGCAGCGGATGTTTCCGGCGTGCTGGTTCCATGAGGCGACGACGGAACCTGGACTGGATGCGCTCGGCTGGTATCACGAGCGGCGCGACGAAGAGCGCGACGTGGGCCTGGGGCCGGAGCATGACTGGTCCTCGCACTCGTCGGACGCGTTCGGGATGCAGGCGCTCGTGTACGAGTCGCGGATCGGCCAGGGTGGGCCAAGCGGCCGGCGGTTCAGGCGGGACAGGCGCGGCTCTCCGATGGCCGTGTGAAGAATCACTTTTCAGTGAAAAGGAAGTCCTGTGCTTTATGAAACCATGCCCGGCGAGGTTGTTGTCGAAACAAACGAACAGGGCCTGTGCGTGTCCGTGGCGATCGTGAACCATTGCGGCCGGACAGAGGTGTGGAACGTCGCCAACGACGATGACGCCATGGCCGCGCTGGGGTCCATCGAGGACTTCGAGGACCGCATCGCGGGGTATCTGATCGAACGGAACGTATACCGGGGGCGATACGAATTGCTCATCGGGATACTGTCAAGGTCAAAGGCCGGAAGGCGTTTCTTGGCCAGGGAAGCTAGGGCGCGTGGATTCTGCTCCCATTTGGCCCTTGACAGGCTGGAGCCCGAAGAGATGGATGAGAAAGAAGCTCTGGAACTGAGAACTGTCCTGAAGGCGATCGTTCGGCGTAACAAGTACGCGAGCAACCCATTCAAAGACGTTTGCGGACGTCGCGTATAGGTAGCGGAATCGACGGAATGTGATTAGATGGACTACGAGATCAGGGTGACTGAGCTGGTTGTGCTTCCGGTCGGCCAGCCGACCTACTCCGAGATGGCGACGACTGTCGTGATAGTCGACGAAGCCGCCGGCGAGTTCGTCGAGGTAGTGCAGCACTGGCGCGCGGACCCCGGGAAGATTATGATCAACCCGGAGGAGTGGCCGGCGATTCGGGAGGCGATTGACCGGCTTATCGCTGAGTGCCGGGAAGAGCAGGAATGAGATCGCGCACCTGAAGCGAACTCACCCTCGAGGCCGTGGCCGCGGTGTGCTTGCTGCCGGTGGCGCGCGTTCCGCCGGCGGGACCCCAACGCCGAAGGGCAGTCAGACGCGAAGCCGCCCGAGAGGGCGGCTTTTTCGTTGGTTTGAATCATCGCCAAGCATGGCAACATCGGAGCGTTCAACCCTGGGGCGCGCCGCTTGTGGGCATCTCTCTCGATCTTGGCCGGGCCGCTTTCAACCGACAGCACGGCGACATCCTGGCGATCTACACGTGGGTCAATGATGAACGGGCTCTGGTGCTCTTGCCGGCTCACAGGCCACGCGCGGCCGCCTGGTTCGTGGTCTGCGAGTCGGCCGCGTGGCGGTACGAGGATCCGGAATACCTGGCCAAGCAGGCTCGGCGCGCCGCCGCCGCGCTCGGCATGGACGAGACGACGAGCACCTGGTTGCGCATCGCCACGATCATCATCGAGGGCCTGCCCGATCTGATCCGCATGCGGCCTGCCCCTGATCCCGATTTTCTGCCGGCGACGGCCGGCGAGATCAATCTGACGATCGACGGGGAGCATGTCACGTCGGAGGAGATCAAGGTCGAGAAGCGGGTGGCCGAGTATGCCTGACTTCGACGTGCGATCCATTCGCGGCCAGGCGGCCGGAGATCGTTTGTCGGACGAGATTGACGCGCACCGCGAGTACGACGCGGAGCCCAGTCACCCGCTGGACAGCCCAGCGATGCGCCGTGAGCACCGGCAGCTCCTCGAATGGTGGTACCTGGAGCGCGAAAGGCAGGCCGCAAACCGGCTCGAGATGGCCATCGACGCCGACTTCTACGACAATTGCCAGTGGACTCCCGAGGACGCCGATACGGTCACGGATCGCGGTCAGATGCCTCTCGTCTACAACGAGGTCGCGCCGGCCGTCGACTGGCTGATCGGGACGGAGCGCCGCACCCGGGCCGACTGGAAGGTTCTGCCGCGTACCGATGACGACGTCAGCGGCGCGGATGTCAAGACCAAGTTCCTGAAGTACATCTCGGACGTCAACCGGGTGCCGTTCGTGCGTTCTCGAGCCTTTGCGGATGCCCTCAAGACAGGGGTGGGCTGGGTTGATGACGGCGTGCAGGACGACCCGACGAAGGAGATCCTCTACTCGAAGTACGAGGACTGGCGCAACGTCCTGTGGGACTCGGCCGGATACGAACTGGACCTGTCCGATGCGCGATACGTTTTCCGCTGGAGATGGGTCGATGAGGACATCGCCCTGGCGATGTTCCCTGGTCGAGAGGCAGCGGTGCGTGCCGCTGTCGATGATGTGGGCGCCTACGATGGCGAGCAGGACGACGAGGACATGTGGTATCTCGGCGACCCGGTTCGAGAAAGCCGCAGCGGAGTCATCCGGACCTCGGGCGTTTCTGTCAGCCTGGAGGCGCGCCGGCGGCGGGTGAAGCTGATCGAGTGCCAGTACCGCAGGCCGACGCTGGTTCACGTCGTCGCCGACGGTCCGTGGCGAGGGACGATCATCCCGGAACTCGACGGACAGGAGAACATCTCGGCTGTTCCGCGCCTGATGATGCGGGTGCACTTCGCGGTTTTCACAGAGGCGGCCCTGCTGGCGTGGTCGCCGTCGAAGCTGCGGCACAACAGTTTCACGCTGACGCCGATCTGGTGTTACCGGCGAGGCCGTGACCGGCTGCCCTATGGGGTGATCCGCCGGGTGCGCGACATCCAGCAGGATATGAACAAGCGCGCCAGCAAGGCGCTGTTCCTGCTGAACACCAACCAGATCATCGCCGACGAGGGCGCGACCGACGACTGGAACCTGCTGCGCGACGAGGCGGACCGGCCGGACGGGCTCATCGTCAAGAAGCAGGGCAAGGAGCTGTTGATCCGGCGCGACACGGACGCGGCCACCGGCCAGATCCAGATGATGACGCTGGACGCGCAGAGCATCCAGAAGAGCGCGGGCGTGAGTCAGGAGAACCTGGGCCGGCAGACCAATGCCGTCTCGGGCGAGGCGATCAAGGCCCGCCAGCTTCAGGGTTCGGTCGTCACCACGGAGCCGTTCGACAACCTGCGCCTGGCGGTGCAGATCCAGGGCGAGAAGCAGCTGTCCTTGGTCGAGCAGTTCTACACCGAGGAAAAGGTCGTGCGCCTGACGGGCGCCAAGGGCGCGATCGACTGGGTGAAGATCAACCAGCCCGAGCTCCAGGCGGACGGCTCGGTGCGCTTCATCAACGACATCACGGCCAGCGCCGCCGATTTCATCGTGAGCGAGGCCGACTACGCCGGGACCATGCGCCAGGTGATGTTCGACGCGTTGAACCAACTGGCCACCCGCCTGCCGCCAGAGGTGGCGCTGCGGCTGATGACGATCGCCATGGACTTCTCGGACCTGCCGAACAAGGACGAGGTGGCCGACCAGATCCGCAAGCTGACGGGCGAGCGCGACCCGAACAAGCCGATGACGCCGGAGGAAGCCCAGCAGATGCAGCAGCAGATGCAGGCTCAGGCCGAGGCGCTGGAGATGCAGCGGCAGCAGGCCATGCTGGCCTTGCAGGAGCAGCAGGCCAAGGTGCGTGAGCTGACAGCCAAGGCCATGAAGTTGGAGGCCGAGGCGCAGGCCGCGATGGCGGGCGACGGCGGCCAGCAGATGCAGGGCGAGATCCAGCGCGCGATGGCCCAGGTGCGCGCTCAGGCCGACCAGGAGATCGAGCGTCTGACCGAGGCGCTGCGCAAGGCGCAGTCGGAGCTGGCCAATCGCACGATGCAGATCCGCTCGGACGCGGATGCCAAGCTGGAAGCGGCGCGCATCGAAGCCGATGCGAAGGTGCGCATGGCCGAGATCCAGGCCGCCAGCGATCAGAAGATCGCCGCGCTCCAGCGGCACATCGACCAGGCCATGCAGGCGATGCAGTCCCGCATGCAGCAGCGCGAGCAGGACCCCAAGCAAACCCCTGAAGCATGATGACCAACCCCCATGACGATCTGCACTCCATCGCAAATGAGGCCAACGATGTCGTGCGCATCGAGCGGCTGACGCACCACATCCAGCGCATCCGCGAGGATCAACACGCTATGCGCACGGCCATTGAACGGATGAGCGAAGCGGTAACGCGGCTGGCGCTGGTGGAGGAGCGGCAGGCCGCGGCGTCTAGTGAAATCGACCGCATGGCGCGGGCCCTAGAAAGGCTCGACGAGCGCTTGCGTCATCTGGAAGTGGCCGAGCCGATGCAGGCCAAAGCCACTGAATGGGTGCAGTCGGCTGTTTGGGCAGCGGCAGCAGCCGCTGTGATGTTCATGGCCGGGAAAGCGGGGCTATTCTGATGAACTTCGACCAGGCATTCGACATCCTGCTCAAGCACGAGGGCGGATTCAGCGACCACGCGGCCGACCCCGGAGGCAAGACGCGCTTCGGTATCACCGAGGCTGTGGCCCGCGAGGTGGGCTATCGCGGCGACATGCGCGAGCTGCCCCTGGACCTTGCCAAGCGCATCTACAAGGACCGCTATTGGGACGCCGTGCGGGCCGAGGAGCTACCCGAGGCGATCCGCTACGCGGTGTTCGACGCCGCTGTGAACTCTGGCCCTAGTCAGGCGATCAGGTGGCTGCAGCGCGCGGTGGGCGTGCGTGATGACGGGGTGATCGGCCCGCAGACGATTGCGGCGGTCCGCGCAGCCGACCCCCAAGCCCTGCTGCGACGCATGCTGTCCGCCCGCCTGCGCTTCATGACCGACCTTCCCGCCTGGCCCACCTTCGGGCGTGGCTGGGCGCGCCGCATCGCTGACTTGATGGAGACTTGAACATGTGGGCTGCACTCATCCCCCTGATCGGTACGATCGTCGAGAAGGTCATCCCAGACCCCCAGGCTGCGGCCGACGCGAAGCTGCGCGTGATGGAGCTCGCGCAGAAAGGCGAGCTCGCCGTGCTCGATGCGGATCTGAAGCTCGCGCTCGGCCAGATTGAGGTGAACAAGGCCGAGGCCACCACCGACATGTTCCGTGGCGGCTGGCGTCCGGCGGTCGGGTGGATCTGCGTCGCGGGACTGGCCTACCAGTTCATTTTGCGGCCGGTGCTGCCCTGGCTGGTGACGTTGTTCGGCGCTCAGGTGCCCCCGCTGCCAACCATCGACAACGAGTCTTTGATGGTCATCCTCACCGGCATGCTCGGCCTGGGTGGGCTGCGTACCTTCGAGCGCGTGAAAGGGAAGGCTTGATAATGGCGCGGTCCTCACGGATGCGCCGCTGGCGCTCGGCCATGCTCTGGCCGAACAGGAATCGAATCAGTCGGCGCATCACTCCGCACCACCCTGCTGCTGGCTGAGCTGGCCTGACG